TCATAATATAGTTTTTTAAAGTTTTCACCACCTTTGTCTAAAGCGTTTGAGGTACTACCCATCATACACTTACCTATAACTCTACTACCTAATCTTAGTGTCGTCTTCGTAACCCTCCAGTTGTTGAGGATGTTATTCGGCCTTTCCCATTTACCTGATTCGTCGTGGACGAGGAGCTTGAGTTTCTCTCCATCATAGGAGTTATCACCGGTATTTTTCCAGTCGATCGTGGTGTCAAGACCTGTGATCTCTTGAACCTTTTCGTTCTTTTCAAGTTTCTTTCTGGTAAACTTTGACGCAGGGACTCTATACGCGAGCTCGGTCTTTGGTCTGTCCATACCGTCCTGGATCGGTTTGAAGAAGAAGGGATAATTAACCGATATTGGTACAACTTTATCTGTGAACATAGCTTTAGCATCGGGACCAGATTTGGACAATATGCCGTACCGTGAATCTGAGGAAATTGTAGCAAGGTTGACGGTTTCAGCTGATGACATAAAGGAAAATCCCGACCTACGGTTTTTAAGATAGCACATTCCGTAAGACCTGGAATCGGCCTTGCAAGCCTCCCAGAAAATGAAGAATAATCTATTTGCTTCCCTAAAGTCTGGTTTCCCAACGTCAATCTTGGACCACTGCAGGTACATAAAGTGAGTACCAGTAATGTAAGTATCCACATTCTTATTATAGAACCAAAAGCCCTCTTCTCTTCGAGTAAATTCTTTATCAATATAATCATACCATTTTTCTTTGAAGTCAATAGGATAGCTCTCCCAGTCGAATATAGTTTTTATCTTCTTTAACTCGTCTGGTATTGGGGTTCTCTCCCAAGAATTAGATTTAAACTTAGCAACGTCCTTAGGTTTAGGTAACGCTATTTTTAAATTCTGTATTTCGTATATCTCTCCTATTTCTCCTGTCTTACTTATAACAACAACATCATGCTCTTTGTTATAGCCGTAATCCCACTTCTTGTATCTATTATTTTTCTTAATAATATTTGGCTTGATGTAGTCATCTACAACTTTGTATAAAACTTGATTATACATTACTTAGATCTTCCTTCTGCAAAACCTTTAAAGTCTTTTTCTTTAACTTCTCTGGTTTTTTCGTTTAATATAGACTCTTCTTCTTGAATACGTTGTAATATTTCAAAAGCATCGAATATAGCTAACTTTTTAGTAGCCGCTGCATTTTTTAATCTATCAGCCGTTATATCGTCTCCAGAATCAACAATAGCTTCTTTAGCTACTTTTATTAATTCTTCAACTGCTACTTGCCCAGCTTGGATTATATTCTTCTTCGTCTTCTTTATATCCATACTCTAATAAAATATCATTTGATTTCATACAATACAAACGTTCTCCGTTTATATTAAACTCCCATTCAGACCCAGCTTTAAACGCAACTATATGTCCTGGAGTTATTCCTAGCTCTTCTAAGGAGCTATTACCTATTTTTAGTATACCAACATTGTTTACTTCTATATTGTTTGTTAGAAACTCTGTTTCTTTAATAGGCATTATGAAACAGCGATCATTAATGGAGTTCCATTTATTAGATCTTTTATATAAATAAACTTGATCAACACCTGCAAAATATAAGTTGTCTTTAAAATAAGATCTACTATTTGTTTGCTTACCTTGCATGTTATAAAATCTTCTAAATACATTCTGATGTAACACAACTATATCACCCTGCTTAACAGGCGTTGTGATAGCAATAGGAGTAGACACTACTTCAGCAAATCTATTTACAAACTTCCAGCTTTCTATTTTTGTGTTTAAAACTAGTTCTTTGCCTTCGATTTTTTTTGTGTTTGCGTATCTTTCACCTACTGGCTTAACGATAAAATCGTAGACGCTCCTCATTAGTATTTTAAATCATACTCGATTGATATGGCCATGTTAGAATTAAATTTCTTCCATGGCAATACCTCATCGTTCTTTTTTATGTATATGTTATATGACGAATCTTTATCTTCTAGTAATATGTGAGATATAGTATGTCCACCATAAACCTCTTGACCTACAGAATAATGCATAGCATCATTTTTATAATCAGCACCTACGCTAATTTTTCTTATGATGTTATCCATTTTACTCCTCCTCCTTTGAAATTGTAGTGTATGTACCGTCTTCTAAATTTATATTGATAGAACCGTACTTTCCTTCTAGATCTTTTTTCATCTCTTCCATATCTTTATTTATGGTAGATATATTGTGCAGCAAACTATGCTTCTGCGTCTCTAGTACACCTATGTTAGTTAATATTTCGTTTATCTTCTTTTGTTGACCAACTACTTTTTCTAACTCTTCTTTAGTTATCTTGTTACTCATTTGATTTAATTTAATTTTGCGTATTTTAATTTTTTATCGTTTCTAGTATAATATATTGTTTCATTAGCGTCGCCTTTGAAAACTCTTTTTAAAGTATTGTCATCTACTAGTGTGTAGGTAGAAGTAACCTTATGCCCATTTAAATTGTTGTGCAGATTAGTAACTACAGATTCTTTATTCTGATTAATGATGTTTTCTAACAGAATTAGATCCTCTTCAAAACTTACATTGTGTATCGTTTCTACTGTGTTGTTGAATTCGTTTACAGTTATTATACAGATATAACTTGTTCCTTCTGATTCCCACATGCCTTCTAATAATAACTTTTGCGGAACAGCATTAGGAAACTCTACTGAATTATTAATAGTAATAGAGTTTTGAGCAGATGCAAATGTATTAAACATTAACATCGCTGCTAAAAATAGATATTTCATTTAATTTGATTTAATTTAATTTATTTATTTAATTGTATTTTTTTTGCTTTTTCCCAACTGCGCCCTACAAAATAAGCGCCATATACAGTCACTAATAGTGTTTGGAAAATAGGTATATATTCTTCAGCTATTTTAAACTCACCTACGTTGCCATCAAAGAAAGCACATATAGTAAATATAACTGTTAAGTATACTAAAACTAAAGGACGTATGTTTTTAGAAAGCACACTATCTGAAGCCATATCTGACTTCCATCTTTCAGTGACTTGCTGTTGAGCTTCACTATCTGCTTTTTCTAATATTTCAACCATCAGCCTTTTAGCCTCTAGTTTTTCCTCTTTAGTTGTAGTTAGTTTATCGATAACGTCACCAACCTCTTTGATGACGTTACCGGTTAACCATTGCCAAATCTTTTTCATTTAGCTACCTTTGAAAGGGTTTTTGTAAGTTGTCATAGGCTTGCCTAGAGCAGCTGCTCCTCGTTTCTGAGAATCAATAACATTTTGTACGTTCTTTTCGATCGTCTTGTTATCTCCACCCATGTATTTAGCAAACTCGTAATTTCCAGTGTCTTTACCTGTTTGATAATGTCTAGCATTATGTCTTGGGCTTTTACCTTGGAAATTGCTAATATTCTGGTTTCCAAAAGTCATTTGTTGAGTAGCCTCTTCTTTAGATAAAGTACTGTACGGTTTTCCTTGGAAATCAAAACTGCTCTTGCCAGCTTTTCTAGCAGCCGCGTAAGCCCCTCCAAATCCACTAACTGGGTCTTTGTGACCAGGTTTATGTTTACCAGCTCCTTCATATTTAGGTGCACCGTTCATATACATACCAGCTCCGTCATAGTATTTTCCAGCTGAATCTCCGTGTGCCATACCGTGAGCAACTGCATCACCTCTTTTGCTTGGTGATTTTCTTGCATCTCCAAACTTTTGACCATAACCCATCTTAGCTGAGCTATCTTCTATTTTGTCTAATTTCTTTGCAGGTACCGCGTAGCTTTCGCCTTTCATACCTTTTCCTTTTTTTGCCATAATAAATAATTGTTAATTGTTTTTTTTATTTCTTTGCTTTTATTTCGTTAGCGTAAGCAGGTCCTTCCCATGGGCCAGTTCCATTAGCGAAATGTTCTTTTGAATATTTTTTGCCTCTATAATAGATCTGTTTATCGTCCCAACTAAAACCATCGTATTTCATTTGATTTGCGTGGGTTTGTTCATGGGTGTGTGTTTCTGTTTTCATAGCAGGAGATAAATCTTCATCTATTATGATCACACCATTTTTTAAAGTTCTACCTACAGCTGGGTCACCAGACATATCTCTTTCATACACAGGTGTAACACTTGTGGCGTAAGGTGGTTTTATAGTAAACTTATTTTTTAAAGCCTTCATTTCTGTAAGGAAATTTATTATTAAACCATTCTTGCCTGTTGTTACAACCACAATTAATATTAAGCCCGTCGGAGACAATGTCAACAACGTGCTTAATACCTGTTTTGTGTGTGAAATTAGCTATGCTATCACCTAGCCCCTTGGGTTTCATCTATGAGAACTCTACGTTTCTAACATACATTTGAGCTCCATTGTCGTCTTTTCCTAAGAAGACTTTAGCTTTTACTCCTCCAGGATTAGCCGTCAAAGCGTAGTTAAATGCTTTGGTACCTAGACCTGATGCCATTACTGGTGATACAATCGCTCCAGAAGGCGCGTCTCCTAGTGTCAATACTACTTTGTCACCTGGAGTCCCTCCATTGGTTAGTATCTCAAGAGTGTTGTCTGCTGTTTGCAATACACCAATGATGTTGTTTTTGTTTACTAATACTTCTCCGTTTTCCCAGTCACTAACTGCTCCAACTACTTCAAATGCAATAAAACTTGCTGCCATAATTTTTGTTTTTACTTATTAATTGATATTTGTTTTTGATTTACTACAGTTTTCTCTGTTTTTATTTTACGCAATATCTTTTACCTGGAGCATCTAATATTGATTGCTTTAGATGATCTGGTAAGTTTACTTGTTTTCCAACTAAAGCCTTAGCTGGTGCGTGATGTTGTTTGTTATATTTCATATCTCCAGCTAACTTAGATATATGCTTTTCGTCAGCTGTCATATTAGCATCAC